GTAGCTTTCGACCCTTGGCTTTTGCCGAGGATGGTCGCACTTATTTTTTCTTAGATTTTTTTGTAGATTTTTTCTTTGGTGGTCTGCCTACTTTAGACCCGTATGTACCTTTACCCTTTGGCATAATTACTTCCTTTTCTTTGCAGTCTTAGCCGCTTTCTTAAATGCTTTAGCAGTTGGCGCACCTTTAGTGCCTGGCTTTCTCATTGTTTCCTTTGATCCAGCTTTTATCCTTTTGCGTTTAGCGTGAATATTTGCGTATAGTCCTTTTTTCGGCATATTTATCTCCTTACCACTTTACTTTATCAGCCCAATAAGCTGCTGACAACTTTCCCTTGGCTATGTTCTTAGCGTGTCTAGCCTTAAATGACTTTCTTCTAGCTTTACCTTTTGCAGACTGGGGATTTTTACCAGCACCGCTTACGCCTTGTTGACCAAAGCGTATAAGTTTTATGACATCGCCTGACTTGGCTAAAACTGCGTGTGATTTTGTTTTGTGACCAGGCGTACGTTTAGGTTTGTTATAACCGCTAAACCTTTCGCCTCTGTATGTAATACCCATTAGTGTAAAGTTTTCTCCTCACAGCTTAATACTTCTGCATCCTCGGTGACTTCACCACCAGAGATAATACCAAGTATTCTTACTGCATCTTCTTGGCTTTTGGCTCTAATATCACTACCGACATAAACTAGATCGTCAACTAACACTTCTAGGTTATATAACTTGATTGCCATCGCCAGTAAATAGTCCTTGAGCTTGATCTTTTGCAGTTTGCCTAATGTTTTCTCTATCACGCTCCATGATAGCATTGATCTCGGCTATGTTGACTTGCGCTCCGTATTTAGCGGTTAATTCTGCTGCTTTGAGTCTAATCTGTGCTTCAGCCTCATCTCTGTTTCTATCATCATCCATGATGATCTTCATACGATCAGTTTCAGCATCAATGATAGCTTTCTGTGCTAAGTTTTGTGCTTTCATAGCTTCGGCCTGTGCCAATAATTCCGCAGGGTCAGGTTTTTGTTGCTCGGGCGGTGCGGGTGGCATGGGTGGTACTTCTGTATTTATAAAACTGTTTGCGTCTTTAAATCCAGCAAGTTCTATCATGCGTGTAAGTGTATTGGAGTATTGCTGTAAAGATACCAATGGATTTTGCGGTCCAAGTGTTTGTAATATTTGTTCTTGTTTTTGTGCCATTTGTTGCAATATACCGAACTTTTCTTGGTCGGATGATTTAGAAATAGCTACATTAACCACCATATCTTTATCTGATTCCCAGTATCTAGGATCAACAGGAATAAATTGACCTTCAAGTCTAAATACATCTTGTGCGTTTTGATGTTTGATAATTAAATTGTTGGTAACTTTAAAGAGTTGTTTAAGTCCACCCTCTGCAAAATGCCTGCAAATAATTTCTATTCGGCCTTGTGCTCCTGACATGGTAGCGGATACTGCTGTACTGGTGCTTGATTGCAAAGCGTCTGCATTTAAACCGGCAGATGCTTTTGACACACCAGTCCTATTCTCTTTTGCCTCATCCAAGTATCCAAGAACAGGAAAAGCCTCTTTACCAGCGAAGGGTACTGTAAAAGGTTGAACCATCCCAGGGGCACGAACTCGTATGGGTTGTCCAATATCTGTATTGAGTACATCGTCAATGTTGACTTGACCTTCAACGACAGCCATACGAGGAAAGATAGAATGTCCTAATGAATCAAGAGTATCTCGCATAATCTGTGATTTTGCGGCCTGGATAGGCTTGAGATAATCTGCTGGACAAGATCCGATTGCAGTATGTGGTTCGGGATCTGGACAGAACATAGTAATAGGAAGATCATCCCATTGTTCTACATTCAACACATTAACACCTTCACCGGCAGTACAAACTCTAATTCTTTCATCGATGCCATCACCATCGAAGTCATAAAATAAATAATGTTCAACATATAAAACTTCTTTCGCACCAGTATCATTTCGATCCGGGTATACCATGTTGTCAAATGGATTTCTTGCCTCTATCTCGTCATATGCTTCCGGATCAACCGCACTAGAACTTTGTGTTGCATATTGCTCAATCTCATCTTGGTCATAACCCATAGCAACTAAGTCAGAAACAGATTTAATCATTCTGTGGGCCACATAAGATGCAGATTCTAAGTCTCTAGCATTGCGTGAAATTAAAACCTCTTCCGGTGGTATTGATTCAATACATACTTGATCTTTAGCTTTAATTCTGCGAATCGTTAAATCATATTTAACAGGAATTTCTTGTGTTACCTCTTCACCGCTTAATGGATCCATTTGTGTAATGGTTTCCATGGTCGCTGATTCTTTAACAATCTCAACATTGGGATCAAGTACCAAGGCTTGATATGACATCGGATCTAAGTCTGTGTATTCGCTGGTAGATGCTGAAATAGAATCATCCCAAAAAACTTTAACAAAACCACTCTTTCTAACCAAAGCATCTTTAAACGCATCATATAAAACTTGGAACCCGGGATTTTTTTCTTGAATGATGTAATTAACGTAATTGGTTTGTTGCTCAGCAACTTGGATATCTTCCGGGCCATGCGGTACAAATTCGACAATCTTTTTAGTACCAAAGAATGTACGCATAATTGATGGCAACATAAAGAGTACACTGTCTCTAACATCAGTCGAAACAAATTCAGACTGCATACTAGATTGTGCTTGTGGTTGTTCACCAAGATAATATTCTGTAGATTCTGCTCGCTCTGCACCCACTTGATGAATGAAATCTTTTGCATCATCCATCTCTGATTTAATAACACCAGCAAGATGCTCCATGTCAGTTTCTGCACTAACCACATCTTCCATTTTGTCTTCGTAATCTTTTGCCATGTAAAACTATCCCACTCGAATGATTCGAGATTTTAAAGGTTTTTTGAAATTATAACCGAAATAACTCTCGCTTCCACTAAAACTTGCGGCAGAACTTGCCATGGTCAATGCAAGTGCATCTGCTTTGTCCGGAGATTTTATGCCACGTTTTCGCATTTCATCTTTCGATTCTATTTTTACTTTTCCGCTAGAAGTATATTTGTATTGTGGTGATGCAAGTTCAGATGCTAATTCATCATCCTCTGGTAAACGACAATCTCTTTGGGCCAACCAGTCTTTAACTGCAAACCATAGTTCCGCACGAAGATTCAAATAATTTTTTTTGGTACTCGGTGCTTCGGCAACATTTACGCCACGCACGGGAAGGTTTTGCTCACGCAAACGATCAACCACTCCGGATCCTAAACCAATCACATCAATTAATATTTCTTGCGGTTGCTCCATGACAGTAGCATCGTCAAATCTATTTTTTACCGCTCCGCACAATTGCATTAAATCCATGGACGGAAAAGTAATAATTTCAAAAACAGTATTTCCCTGGCGTACGCACAAAGCAGAATTATCACCGCCAAACCTTGCAACATCTAATCCCCATAAAATAGGTTCAGATGCGGTGAGAGCCACGTCTCTTCCCATGGCTGTGCGGACAAGTTCCATCGGTATGACAGTATCATCGTCTGCGGACGGAAATTCGCCCATAACTTCAACCCTGGCAACAGTAGAATCTTCTCCGTATTGTTCGATCATGCGTTGGAAGAGTTCTTTGTCCGTACCCTCGACTGTGCGGGAGTCTATTTGTTCGGTTTTCCAGAACTTGCGTTTAGAGTGAAAGGAATCGTAGAAAGGTCCTGAGTTCCTGCGTGGGTTAGAGAAGGTAAACCAAAAGCGATTTTTCGTGGGTTCGGAAAAAAATCCTTCGGATACGGAATATATGGGTGCTGGTATACCTGAAGCCTCGTCCATGATTAAACAAACTCCGTATGATGAGTGAATACCAGCGAACGCATCCGGGTTTTCTTCGCTCCATAGCTGTGCTTGTGCGTAATAGTAACCAGTATCAATCTTGAGATCGTCTACTAGAGCAGTTTCAAACCATTGTGCTGGTTTTATTGCGGTAGCAGTCTTGTTAAACCAATGAGAATTTATGGATAAAGTTAGCCATTTACCTAATTCCGCCCAGGTTCTAGTTCTAAGCTGTTGTTCTGTGTTAGCTGTAACAATAATGGTTGCTCCTAACCTGGTAGAAAGCATCCATAAAATAATCCAGGAGACTAATGCAGACTTTCCAATACCCCGGCCTGAACCAACTGCCAATCTAAACATCTCTGGTAAATCAATGGTTTCGTTTTTTCTAATATGGTTTCCAATATCTCGCAAAATTTTTTCCTGCCACTTGCGTGGACCAGTAAAATGTTCGAGGGGGGTGTCCTTTTCACCCCAGGGGAAGACAAATTTAACAAAGTTTAATGGATCATCTTTGATGTTAAGTGACCAAACTGCGGTCATTAATTCTCTTTCTTGTTTAATTGGATATTTCATATTTCAAAAAAATTAAAAAATTTTAGTTCAACAGTTATACGTATATACGCCCCCCCACGCACGAAAGGGGGGGGTCAAATCGTTAATCCTCTATTTATTACACAAACGGACGCATCTGCGAACGGACGGGGCCTAGATTCTCTAAGCGTCATTGGGGAGAAAAGGGGAGCCACTAAGAGGAAACCCCGTCCGAATTGTCTATATAGTCGTCCTGGCCTTCTTGGGCGTTCGTACGTACGTTTGCTTCCGTTCGTTCCCGTGCGTCCTGGAGGTTGAGTTGTTCCGTTGGTTCGTCCGGGCGTACGTCGAGGATCCTGGAGTTTGCGTTCGATAAGATCCCGGCCAGGTCCAGGTTATGATTTACTTCTTGTCTGTCTGCCCATTGATCCGGGGCCCGGTTCTTTAAGTAGAATATTTGTGCAGTGACGTTGCCATCCCTTGCGGAAGTCATTAATGCATTACTTATTTTTTCTACGCCTAATGCTTCCCCTTTTTTTATAGCTTCCTCAATTTCCGCATTTTCTTTTCTGCGTCTATCAATGGTTGACCAGGAGACACCAAGACAACGAGCAATTTGGCCCGAGGTTAGGCCCTGGGATCCAAGAGCAATTATTTTGTTCAGAGTATCCGGATCATCAAGGGTTATTTTTTTTCGTCCTGGTTTCTTTGGCATGGTTTATTTTAATGCAGTATTGAGGAACATAATCATCTTTTTTATAAATAAGTTGACATTCTTATATTACCTATGAGAGAATCAAGAAACCTGGGGAATACCTGGGCATTTTAAGGAGATAAAAAGAATGAATATAAAACTTAGTATCAATGAAATAGACGCCTTAATGCGTCTTTTAGAATTAGACACATGCACAGATGTTGCGGAATCAAACTGGGAGGAAACAACTTGCGGCATAAGTGATCTAACAAAAGACCAGGCAGATAATTTATATCAGAAACTATTTACTGCCGGTGTTATTTTGCATAACAGAAAAACAATGGCGGTGATCAAATGATAAACCTAAGATTGATTTATTGGGACGATACCGGAATGGTTTTTGATGTCATGGAAGGCAGATTCTATAGAATGATTAGAGGCTATATTTTAGCCAACCTTTTTAATCGTTCTTATTACTTGAGAAAACTTGGTGATGTTTTTATGAATGAAGATAATCAGTTTGCCTGTTTTTCTCATGCAACCATTGAAACAGTAAATTCAACCAAAACATTTAACAGGGGGTAAAAAATGATAAACACAAACCAACAACCAACATGCCAGGATTTAGTCCAGGAAAAATTCAACAACACCGAGGCCGATTATAAATTGGCCCGGGAGTTTTTCGAGGAATACCAGGACGCAACCGAGGGCCAACGAATTGCCCTAGAAGTTTTAGACAAAAACCGAGGAGACTATTTCCACGAGTATGACGATCTATTTGATTATGCAAATCAAACCGCCTTATCCTGGGATTATGTCGAGGGCGAGGGCAGAGAGGCCGGATATTATCGCTTTCAGTTATCCTGGGGCGGACCATCTGACGAGTTCAGAATTTATGTCACCCAAGATAAAGAAATTGATATTATTGAATATTGGTACATGGATTGGTTTGACGGTGCCCATGTCCTGGTTCCTAAAGATTCCGAGTCCTGGAATGTCTGCGATCAGTTCCTAGAATATGAGAGGTGGTCTTGATGTACGAGGTAATAATTGAAAATGAAATCCTGGGGCCGGTCGTTGTGATGCGGTCCCAGGATCTGAGCAAGTGCCTGGATAAACAAAAAAGATTAATCAAGGACGGTCATTTAGATTGTTTTATAGCGAGGGTGAAAACATGAATTTTGAACAAGCAAAATATAAATACAACTGCCATGCCCGGGATGTCCTGGGATTGGTTGGCGAGTTAGAGCAACCGAATCCGGCAACCTCTACCAAAGAATTAGTGGATTTTAAAAATAACAGTTCCGGGGATTGGTGGATTCTAAGATGCAACCAAAAAAGCGTTTTAGGATTTGTTTCTAAAAAGGGGGTATTGATATGTTAAACAGAAAAACAAAACCTATCGAGGAAACAACCCGGATTAATTACCGAGGTATTCCCGTTGATATAACTATCACCTGGAACTACTTTGACAGCACCGACCATATAGAAGTGCAAACCCTGGACGATCACCCGATCCCACTAACCCCCACCGGGTACCGGTCGCACTTTTGCCACTTCCCGGATAACTTCAACATGGACCAGGCCATAACTTGGTTTTATGAACAGAACGGGGAAAATGATCCCAACAACCTGGAAGATGATCTATTTTCTAGCGTCTCACATGAGCCACACGCAACGGAAAGCATTAAACAGGATGAAACTATCAAGAATATAAAAACTTTTAACTCTGAGCCTCTGACGAAACCAGGGGCGAAGGCAAACCAACCATCATTATTTTAATAAGGAGTAAATATAATGACTAATAAGAAAAACCACGCAACATTTTCACCGAGTGATTCCGACAGATGGATGAATTGCCCGGGCATTAAAAACAAGCCACCAAAATTTGTTCTTTATGGCAAAGGCGGAATAGGTAAAACATCTTTTATGGCATCAACTAGCAACCCAATAATAATTCAATCAACCGAGGAAAAGAAAAAATGAACGATACATTAAACGAAGTCATCCAGGACTTGGCGGACCTAAGTTATACCGCCCTGGATCTAAAGGAAGATATCACCACGGGTGAACCATCTATTGAAACCGCCCTGGAAAAGATTAACAAGATTCACCAGGTATTAATCTTTAACCAGGATAAATTAATTGAATTAACCAAGGGGGAAGCATGAAATACGAAGTAAAACTAGAGGTGATTGAAACTCACTATTTAACCATTGATGCTGATAGCAAAGAAGATGCGGAAAAAATAGCCGAAACGCACGGCCCTGATTCTGCTGACGCACATACTACAGATGTAGAAATTGTTTCAACAATTAACTTAAACGAGGGGGAACTATGAAAATTGTTGTCAATGAAATTGTAAGAACTGAATATGAATTACCCGATTCATATTTTGATTATTGGAATTACTCAATTGATGATTTATCTGATTGGGAGATTGCTGATATTTTTTTCAAACATGGTAAAAAGATTTGGACCGCATCAAAATATAACAATGAAAATACTTTTACCTGGATAGACAAGGGGGAAGAATGACACAGCATA